AGTTAATGTTTGAGTACCTTCTACATCAGTCGCTGTATGGTACTTAACCGCATCCCTCCCAAGTAATCCTACATCAGCTCCCTGCTGATTTAGTTTATCGCCAGGAAACATATTAATTCCTCCAAAACATTTAAGTTCTAGTTATTTCAATAAAGCCGTCAATAGCTCCTACAGTCGCACCAGCATCTGAAAGTATCTTAATATTATCACCAGCTGCAACAGTAATATCCTCTAGCGTTGCGGCAAAGGCTTGTGTTCCTCTAACCCCAATCGCACTAGCTGCAAATGGTACTGTTACCGTCTGTGTAATATTAGCTCCACCACTTATACTCAATGTAAGCTCAGCATCTGCAATGGTTACTGCAGTTGTAACGACCCATCTAAAGTTTGAAATTTTCCCTGCTCCATCAGTAGGGACAACTAAGTATACTGCATTAGCACCACTAATAGTAAGTGTATCAATCTCTAAATAATATTTACCTACGACTGTTCCTGTTATATCGCCACCTACGAAGGCGTCTCCACTAACTGTAACATCATCAGTTACAGACATGTCGCCCTCAACATTGACATCTTCTCCAAAGGTAACATCTCTAGTAAGTATTATTGCATCATCTGTCACTACTATACCAGCTCTCGCTAACTCGCTCTCAATCGCCATCTAAATCACCTCCTACCATGGGTTCCGGGAAATCTCTATGATGCAGTAAGCTGCAGCTGCATCAGTACTACCTCCGTTTGTATACAAGGCTCTTAAGTCTCCTGCGGAGACAGAGCCTACTAGTTTATCATTAAGATCTGTATAGTCTAACGCTCCTGAATCATCACAATCTCCAGCGGCTGACGCAGCAGTGGCTATAGTAACTGTAGTACTAGCTGCTATAACATCTCCAGCCGCAACATCAACTGGGAGACAAAGGGAGACTACAGCATCAGCAATAGTAATAGCTCCACTTATAACTGTTCTAACTCTAGTAATAAATCCACTAACAGGTACAACAAAATAGAAGTACCCCTCTGTAGATATATCATCTATCTTAATTGGAATGTTGTAAGTGCCTGGGCCTGAAGGATCTTCTAAAGCTGTTACTGTAAGAGCTCCAGCAATAGACAATTCATCTTGACAAGTCAGAGCCTGTTGAAGTGTAATATCTCCCTGTATTACAACATCTCGTATAAACTCAGTTGTTACATCTCCCTCTGCGGAGATTATTCCATATGCCTCAAGTCCCACTTTATATCCCCTTCATTTTTGATATTTCACTAGCTATAGAGTCAGGAGCTGCTATTGCTTTCTTCTTACCAGTTCCAGAACCAGCATTGAGAAACTTAGGTCTCGTAGACTTTTTAGTATTAGCTAAGGTCTTTCCAGAACCTGTACCTAAGCGTCTCCTTACTTCTGGAGCTAACATCTTATCTAGAATATCCTGAGCAGGTTTATCTGGGTTTTGAGCAATAAGATCTCTGAACACAAAAGCAGTAAACTTCCTCTGAGGCAGTAAGTCATTATGAGCTCTAAAGAACTCCTGAGCCATCATATGGTTAGCTACTTCCTTCTCCACAGAAACAGTTACAATCTTAGGTATTGATACTAAGGTCTGCTCTACAGCTTTGTTATAGGCATGTTCAGCTACTTTATTTAAAGTAGCATTAAGAGACTCTTTGTCCTTCATAATATTATCAAAAGAGTCATCATCCTCAACGAAGGAAGAAACCACAAATGGAGGAAGCTCTTCTTCCTTTTCCTCTACCACCTCTTCCTTAGGAGAAAGCACCTCATTGAGCTGAGCAGTAAGAAGCTCGTTCTGTTTCATTAGGGCTTCGTTAGTCTCCTTAAGTGAAAAATCTACTTCTTCTTCCCCTTCAGTAGTTTCCTCAGAAACCGTCTCTTCCTCTTCTTCTCCCGTGGCTTCTTCTGCTTCCTCATCTACAGGATCCTCCTCTACTTCTACTTGCTCCTCTTGTTCCTCGTTAACCTCCTTAGTATCTACAGCAACTTCTTCTGTAGTCTCTTCAACAGCTACATCTTCTGGGCTCTCGCCCTCTTTGACGGTTATACCTACCATCTTGGCTAACTGGTCTCCAATACTCATTCTTCCTTCTCCTTTTCTTCTTCAGCTTCTAAAGAGCTAATTAAGATGTCAGGTAGATCTAGGAACAGCCTAATGCTGTATATCTCTGCCTGTATGTGAGTTATCATGTTTCTATCTACACTTTCTCCTGCACTTTCTAATCTATCACGAAGACCTACTAAGAGCTCAACTAGGTGGTTCTTAATATCTCTCCAAGCAAAGCCATCTCTTAAGTCCTCTAGGTCCTTCTTACTACATACTACAGGTATGTCTAAATCACTAAAGTTTCTTTCTAAATGGTTGTAGAGCTCTCTAATACTATCATCCACCTTGTGCTCCTCCCATAGGTATTATGTTTCCTGATTGGGCATCTGCATCTATTTCCTCTTGAGGAGCAACCCTTATATTCTTTCCTCCTCCCTTCATTACAAAGTCGTTAATATTCTTAGCCCCACTTAATGTAGCCCAGTGCTGAAAGATTTTTACTACATCAAACTGCTGCATCATTAAGGGGTTAGATGCTACCACCTGGAATATAGCTGCCCATGCAGTAGGGTCTCCTGAAGTAGGTAATGAGCCATCATGTATAGACACATCATAATTTATAAGAAGGTCTAGAGGACCTACCCTCTGTCTTTCTACATCTCCAAACCTTTCTCTCAATTCTTCCTCATACCTTCCTGCAATCTTTATATAGAGGTCTTCACTCATATACTGCTGAGTGTGAGAAGCAAACATATAACCTAAATCTACAATAGCTTGGAGGCTAGATATCCTAGCACTCTTCTCAAGCCTTGATAGAGCAGCTCCTTTAGTACCTTGAAACTCTGTAGCACTTACCCTCTCACTAGTTTGCCTTTGAGCTCCCTTTAATATATCAGTACCTCCAGTAGCCATATCCATTAAGTATGCTACAGCGCTTGCTTCAGATAAATGACCTCTTGTAACATCCTCAACCTTTAGCTGCTCCACTCCTTTTATATCCTTACCCCATGCCTTCTTTCTCTTTCTAATAACCTTTCCAGCTGAAGGCCTCATAACATCCATAAGGTTAACTACTTCAGGGTCAACTATAAACATATCATTAATGGCCTTGCGGACATTAGCAACGTGACTATTGTAAAGGAAGTTCACGAGCTTCTGCAACCCATATACTGTCTCAAGCCTAGAGATAGGAGATACACTATAACCATCAAAATCAGGAGAGCATATAGCCACAGGAAACATATCGTGATCTAAGTCCATAGGCTGAGCAGCAATAATTACCTTGTCTCCTGCAAGAGCAAACATCCACTTCTCAGGATAAGTATTGTTACCTATTCCCCATTCCTTAGGGATAAGCTTAATGTACATATAAATAACATCTACCTTCTGAGTCTTTCCACTACCACCAAAGTTAGTATTTACACCATCCTTATCTCTCTTTGATTGGTCTAGGGCTAAAGTACTTGTACCTGTTATATGTTTTAGATACTTACAATTAAAGAAGAAGTCGTTCTCCTCCTGTGAGAGGAGCCCCATTCTATTCTCCGACCTTATCCATCCAACATACTCTCCTCTCTGCACATCCTGAACAGCTACATTAGGGTCTGGAAGATAGTGATAAGGGTCTACATTATAAAGCTCATTCCCTTCATACTTAATAACCTTCTCCCTTCTAGTCTCTCTCCCAGTACCAATAAAATTACCAAAGCGTGAGAAGAATCCTCTATCTGCTGCTACTGTTCTATATCCTTCCTTTACTGTCCAGATAGGAGCTGCGACACCAAAGCCATAAGCTAGAGAATCCCTAAACATAGTATGTAGCTGTATGCCTATCTTAGCCTTCCTTGTTTGTACACCTATTACTTGTTCTAATAACATAGCTCCAAGTACATCCTCAGATCCAACCCCTTCATATCTAAATATAGGATCTTCTAAGAAAGCTGCTACTAGATAGGTTAAGAGTGTCTCTAATGTAGCATACATAACAGGAACAACTATAGAGACAGGCTTATTAGCATCACTATCAACAAGGTCTTGCTCTTTATCTGTAAGGTCTATATAAGCAGTAAGGGTCTCATCAATCCTGTTCCAGCTCTCATATCTATTTTGGATAGAGGCCCGACTCTCTCGAGCTCTAGTCATTATCTCCCCTACAAGCTTTTTATGTAGATCGCTATCGGGTCTAAGGTTGAGACCTAAAGGGTACTTATAAGGGTAGTTAGCTTGCGCTACAGATACTGTACTAGTCTCTGGATTTGGGTCAAGAATGTTAGGCATTATATAACTCCTCGGTACTCAATTGCAGGTTCATATTCAATCTCCTCATATTCTTTCTCAACATCCTCAGCAGACTCTATTGAGGTAAAGTATCTTTCTCCCTCCTCAACAGCAAAGATAAAGCCTGCAACTGCATCTATAACGTCCCATTTACTGGGCCTAGGCCACTGGAGAAGATACTTCTCGAGGCCACCACACGCCGTCTCGTTATGATATACGAGTCCTTGTCTATAAAGAGGTACTAGTCCTCCAGAACGCTTAGGCCCGGTCTTTCCTTGTCTAGGCTTAACCTCAACAATAATATAATGAAGTCCCCTCTTTGCCATCTCAGTCTTTAAAGGATAAGTAATATACTCGTTTAAGGATGTTACCTCAGGAGCAAGAACGAAAGCATTTAGCCTCTCAGCCATCTCAAACATCTTGTCATATAACTCATCAGGGTACATCTTAGCTTCTATAACATCCCTTATATACACCTTGTTAGTTTTTGTATTTATGCTAACACCAGCTATAGCAGTATTAGCAGAACCAGTCTTCATAGTCTTAGCAGGGTCACACAATATCATGGTCTCAACATTCCTATCAGCATTAAGCTCTTCCTCTGTAGCAACATCGTCTTTACCCTTACCTCCATAATACTTAAAGTATTCTTGTTTAAATCCTTGGTCCTCAGTAGCTATAGGTATGTTTCTAAACTCACGATAGAATACATCTAATAGACCTTTCTTTCTATAATCATCAGCTAGCTCCTTAACCTTTTTATCAGACATATAGTCAGGCCAATTAGATTGATAAAGGTCATTGCAAAGCTCAAGTCTTATAGTCGTCCACTCAGGGTTGCTCTCCTTATTTAGAAGATTGGCAAGTAAGGAGTCCTCATGTAGAATGGTGCCTATAACTAATATCCTCCAGAAGTCATCACCTAAATCAACACTATTAACTACCGAGCTGAAGAACCTCCTTTCAAGCTTGCTTCTTCTATCCTCACTTTCAACACCTTCATCATCCTCTAGGTCATCTCCTATATAAAGATCAGGTCTAAAGTTACCAAACTTTCTACCTCTAATCTGCTGCTCAGCTCCACGAGGCATAACCTTAATGCCAGTACTAGTTATCCACTCCAGCTTACTAAATGTCTTCTCAGCATCAGTAGCATATGAGGACCTAATAGAACCGAACACCTCTACTAAATCCTCATTTCCTACAAGCTCAAACTTCAAGTTCTCAGACTGCTCTAAGGCACTAGCACCGGTAGCAGATATAGGAACTATATAATGCTTATTCCTATATACTATCTGTTTAGCAGGATAGGCTAGGTTAAATATAGATGTCTTACCCCAACCTCTAGGAGCTGCTATAGCAACCTTCTTTAAGCTCTCATCATCCAGCACCTCAAAAATCTGGTCATGGAGTTTACTGAACTTCCTATAGAAAGTCTTGGGAAAGAACACCTTACAGAATAACTTAGTATCCTTAAAGCACCTTTCTAATAGGTCTTCTAACTCTGCATTTGCTCCTTCAGGTATAAAAGGACTAGTTCCCATTTCTAAATCTTATCTCCTGTAAAGTCTCTATAGTAGTATCACCAATAGTCTTTAATGTTTGGCTCTGGGTTTTCTGCTCTCTTACAACTCCATCAAGCTTGGTGTCTACAACCTTAATCTTTTCATCATAGATCTTTCCAAGAGAGTTCCTTCTATCGTCGCAATCATTATCTGACACAACATCTATAGGAACAGAGCCATTCCTCTTCCAAGGAGCCTTAATAATAGCTGTTATAACAACTCCAGATAGACTAACAAATCCTAAACCAACTGCTATATAAGCTTCTGGAGGAGTCATATTATTTCTCCTTACCTAGAGCCTTCTTAAGCCCACCATAGATAATATCAATTAAGATATCATCATACTTAGTAGGAGTCATTTTTACAATTTTCTCAAGCATCCAGAAAACTGCTACACACCATAACCAATGTTCTGCAAACCATTCCATCTTTTTCTCCTTTAGTATTTAAGACCTATTTAACTCCAAAGATGCTTAAAAAACGGAATCCTGTAAGCATCATCAACTTTATAGAAGTTGAACCTTCTAGCTGTTTTATATGTAAGCTCCCACCAAATCCACAAAGCTAACCATAATAACCCATATAGTTTCCAATTAACTCCAAGCAGCAAGAGTATAATAGTAAATGGGACAGCATAACTTATAGCCTTTATTAGATGCCAGACCTCAAAGAGAACTTGATTACCTTTTGCATGGTCGATAGCATCAGCAAGAGCATTCAGCATATAACTTAACACAAGTAAAATAATAATAATTGAATCTCTCATTATATCCCTCAACTACTTTTTAGGGTTACGCCCTCTACCTACTTTAGGTCGTTGAGAAGGTGGGCATCCACCTCTACCTTTATTAGCTCTCTTACCTCCACCGGTTCCGTTTTGCTTTGGTACTCCTTTAGGCATCTTATCCTCCTTAACAATTAAATTGAATTAAGATCGCTCAGTTCCTGAACGTACTACATATTTACTTTCTCTCTATATACTCTCCACACGCAGTATCCTTGCTTCTAACTGAAGACCATACATTATCTCCATTAGGAGGGAACCTTTTACATGGGCCTTGACTAGGGTCACTAGTCTCTTCAAAAGCAAAGAACTTACAGGTCTTACATCTCTTTTTAATCATCTAACTCCTCCTTTAAACCAGCTCAAAGTGTCCCCAGTCCATAAACTTCTGGTCTTTCATATCCATGTTTCTATTCCAGTCTCCACCCCATCTTATAGGAATACCCATCAAAAAGCCTGCCTGCATCATCATGCCAGCCAGCAAAATAAATCTATTTATATCCTTCCAGTCTATTGGATAAGGAGCAAGGTCTACAGCCTCAGAGGGGTTAACATTATGTTTGCTATCAGGAAACTCCTTCGTGCTAAAGCCTCTACTAAAAATATCATTCTGTTCCGTCTCTCCACTATATCCTCGTATGACTGTATGGTCATAGTATTGGATTACAGCCCTACAAACTTGCTGCAGCTCCTCTTTAACCGTTGCTAGTCTCCCCTCAGACCTTTCTCCATAGTAAGGCATTATCAACTCCCTATCGCAGGTAATACTTTAAATCTCATCTTCGCTGTTAAATCATAGGTTGTATCTGCATAAGTACATTTAAACTGAACATAGTAGCTTCCAGCTACTACATCATCAACATTATATGTCCACCTAAAAACTCCGTCTGTTCCATCAGTAACAAAGGTGAGCGTTCCAACAATAGATCTAGAAGCAGAGCTAGAAGCAACGCCTATTATCTTACCTGAGAGAGTTCCACCAGATAAATTCCATGCTCCTCCATCACTGTTCTTCCACGTAATAGTCTGCGGTGTATGAACCGCTCCTGCTATTGCATCTCCAAGTGCCATACTATTCTCCTACTACCTCTCCTAGTATACCCTGTCCTAATACCTCACGAGTAGTCCTCTGTCCCAAAACATCACCTGTTATACCTTGTCCTGCTGCGCTACTTACTAAGCCTTGTCCAAACATTATTCCATAAACTATACCATACCAAATAAAGTCATACTCACTATCCATTAGTACCTTTAAAGTAACCTTCCCTTTCTTAGTAAGACCTGCTGCTCCTAAAGCCTCAACCTCAATCACTGAGGATAAGGGAAATGTTAGTGCTCTTCCACCTAGTGCCTCAACTTCCACCAATGCTGATAAAGGTAAAGTTATCTGTCTAGCCCCTAATACTTCCACCTCAACCATGGAAGATAAAGGTAAGGTTAAATGTCTTCCACTATCTGTCTCCACTTCAACAGTTGTATCTAAAGGAAATGTTAGTTTCCTCTCTACTCCTACTTCTACTTCTAATAAAGCTAATAGGGATTTACATAGGCTAAGACTAACACTAACTATAGGCTCAATAGTAGCGGATAGAGGAAACTGTAGACTCTTTGTACCTAACGCTTTCACCTCAAGAGATGCAGTTGCACCAGCATAATGGAAACCAGCATACCTTCGATAGTTCCATGCAACATGCCTTCTATCAGATACAGAAATAGTATTATCTGGCGTAGGCATATTACCTGCTATGTTTCTACGAAGCTCAGACTCTTCAGCCACTAGTTCATCTCCCCACGAGTAAATGTCGTACCATCATCACCAAGCGTACGTGAACCAAGCTCTGTTGCTGCATCTTCTTTCTTCAATGACTCAGCTGCATTAGTCTCAGTTCGAGCGTTACGAAAATACTGGAATAGAAATTGTATCATAGTCCTTAGGCCACCTGTAGTAGTAGGTATAGCAGCAAGCTCGCTATTAGCATCATCTAAAGGTTCGGTGAAAGTAGTAATCATAAAAGCCATCGGCATAATGCCTGCAGTTGATGTCTGTACTCTTATTGATATAACACCAAAGTTAAGCTCAGCAGCTGTTATTGTAAGAGCATACCATCCTGTAGCTCCCTGCTCTGCTGCCTCATTAGTGCAATCGTTGAAGGCTCCACCATCTTGAGACCTTTCACTATCGAGAGCTGCACACCCTGTTATAGGTTGACCATCAGCATCAGAGAGGGGGAACATAAGAGTTAAAGTAGTGTTCTTCTTTTGTTTTATTGTTAAGAGCATTAGTCAACCCCGTACATACATTTTGCATTCATAACTTCATTACCAGAGCCAGAATGGCTTCTATACTCTACCTTTAATTTATCTTGGAATTGGACATTCAATACGCATAATGCACTAAATGTATCAGCAATCTGCCAATGGTTAGGATTTACTGATTTTTCCTGAAACGTAACCCAGTGCTCAGTATCATTTACACCAAGCACTAACTCTTGCATATCTCCATCTATAGTAAGCTTAAGCATGTGGTCACGAGCAGCAGAACTACCTCTAGCCCCAACAAAGTACAGCATACCACTTCCAGTTATATCAATTAAAGTAACATAACTTGTACCATCCATTTGTGCTGGATTCATTTGATACTATTTTCATTTTAACCCATACACGAAAGGCTACATAACCGACAACTATGGTTAATATAAACCCTACGATTGTAAGGATTTCTTTTAGTGTTATGTTTTCGAGCATAGATTTAATCTTTATCTTTATCTTGATAATCTGAATTTATTTCAAATTTCTTTAGTTTTTTATCATATTTATATTTATTAGGTTTAAAGTCCTCCGGCACGTTTTCAACATTCTCAATAATATCACAATTATCAACGAAATCATGGTCACAGATAACTGTACCACCAAGATACGTTGTTGTTTGATTTCCTGCATGTCTAACAACTCTTGCTGGAGGATTATTGGGTATACTAATTGTATTCTTTCCCATAATAATTTTTTCATCGTTGGAATAATTAAATTTAACTTTTTTTGTTAACTTATCAATAATAATTTTATTCATATTATCCACCTATCGCTTTAAGTGCATCGGGAGCAATTACTCGGACACGGGCTTTATATCCATAAGTATTACTATGTCCTTTTCTCCTCACACAACTCGAACCACTATCAAAAAAGTAGGTTAATCTGCTGTCTTCGCCACTGGCATTGCCTTCATCTATTCCGTCAACTATTACTGTTCCCGCTGCATCTTCAGTCACACCAGTAATATCATAAAGTACATATTTATTAGTAGTATCATCTATCCAACCAATATCTAACAAAACAGCGTAAGTATTAGTATTAGGTACATCAACTCCAATATAAACAATGTCCCCGAAACTATTAGAAGCCAGTACCTTCGCATTTATATCTGATGGTGGAAGGTCATTTCTAAGTCTCTTTTCTGTTCCCACCGAAGCAACTACTGTCCCAGCTCGACTACCTGCCTTGAATTTTGTAATACCGTTGACGCTATCATCCCAACCAACGAGATAGTATTTATTATCAATTTTTGTTAACTGAGGAAGAATTGAAGTTGTTGCTGTAGTAAATGCTACCGGAGAACCAAAAGTAGGTACAAGGGCACTTATAGAAGCAGCTATTGTGTTTATTTCGCTATTTGCATCTTTGTAAGCCACAACTATATTTGAACCTTGACTTATAACTACCGCTCCATTTAATGTATCGGCGTCAAGAAATTCTATGTCATCCCCAGCAGTTATAACCAGTGCTGCAAGTGTAGCAATAGTACAAAAGCCATCACTGGCTGCTCCGAGGTCTTCAAAAATAAAACCTATCTTATCATCCTCGATATTAGTTATTGCCGCATAATCACAATCACCAGCTCCAACAACCTCCGGATTTCCCAAAGTTATAGCAAGCGTTGAAGTATTTACGCTTCCTGCAATCAAGCTTATGTCAGTACCACTTTGGTCATTATAGTAAGCCATAAACTTATCATCAGCTGCCCTACATACTCCCATAACATTAGAATTAATTGCTTCACATGATAATGCCGTACCGAATTCCAAATAAAGGCTTTCGGGATATAGTCTGCCAGCTGCCGCTGACGGATCTGCTGTTGCTGTTCCATCAAAGAATGTTATGAACCTGTTATCATTTAAATTAGCTATCTGAAAACGAGCCGCAATATTGGCATCTATTACATAATCAGCACCAATAACGGTAGAGCCATCTGAAAGTACCCTAACAGGAGTACAAATTGGATTACTAGTTGTTCTCCACATACTAATATAAATACTCTCTGTAATCCAGTCAACACTTGTATCCGTAGCAGTAGAACTTGATATTTCTGTTGTGGTTTCCGTATCAATAACCGTTAGCTCGGTTGGCTGTAGACTACTAAAAGGTACACAACCCCCTTGGTCGGTCATAACTGCAATATCACCCGCAACCATTGCTTCCTGTTCGGTGACGGTTATCGTTTGGTTTGATGAGCCACCACCAAGTCCAGCAATAGCTTCAGAAATCGCCTCATTACTATCGGTAGTACGGTCATACGTACCACCTTCCGCCTTTTCCATTATCTTGCTCAGAAAGTCAAGCAAGCCACCTGTTAAAAAAGCCATATTATCCTCTATTCAGGAATATCAAACTTAACATCAAGAGGTTGTACAGTAATAGTATTACCGTTAGCTACTGTATTCACGCCCCAATTCTCCGCACAATAAATCTTACCACTAACCTTACCGCAGATGGCCCATCCATATACTGTTAAGGCTCCTGTAATATTCCAAACCATCCCAGTAGCTCCATTATATCTCTGCACTATTGGGTCTGCAGTAGTAGCGCCATCCCATGTAGCCTTTGTTAAGTCCTTAGCTTCGCCACCACTAGCAGCAATTACTGTTAGGCCGGCATATACTGTATCATCGTCAATAGTTACATCAGTTGAGAATAAAACAATCTCACAAAGTTCTGGTTCTGCCGCAGTCTTAAATACAGCATCTAATGCTACTACTGTTCCCTCTTTAACCCACTGAGGTCCGCTTATAGCCATTGTACTTCCTCCTTAATGTATTCGGTCTATATTAAACTGTCCTGTTGTTATAGTACCACTAGTAGTATCAGTTATCCCTTTTAAGTACACCTCCAAAGTGTTTCCAGCTGTTAAGGACACCCAGTTAGAGGCTGATGCAGTTCTTGCATCGTCTTGTGCTGAATATTCGCTATGAGCATGTGTTTGTTCAATTCGTGTAGCAAGATATACATATCCGCCCGTTCCTGCTGCTCCATAACCACTTGAGTTTATATCTGTACCATCATCTGCATCAAGGGTGAAAGTAGTAGCAGCAGAACTAGCCACTGTGTAAATATCATCTGAAGTAGCATCATCATCCAAATACTCAACATAACCTTGCCCGAACGAAACTCCAGAAAGAAGGAAGCATGTAAGAAGAATTGCTAGTAGTTTATTTACCATAATCAACCTTACCTCCTACTCTAAAATCATAAATCCATGAAGACCCATTCTCAACCTCATTGAAGTACATTCTATAGTAACGGTAGATAACAGCATGACTAAATACCATACCATAGTTGCCTGCAATTGATATAGCTAACGAGTCGTTATCTGCGCTTAAATTAGTAAAGTGTACATTGTCGTTAGAGCCTTGCAGTTGCACGAACAAGGTACCTCCTTGTGCAACCGTATAACAGAAAATCTCTCCAACTATCTCCTCAGCTCCTATTACTGCTACAGTATCCGAGTACCCATAAGCAAACAGCGTATCGGCTCCTACTCGTGCTATGAAGCCTGGTGAATAGAACCCAGTATCTATATAAGGACTCATATTCGTTACGCCTTCAGCAGCAAATGCATTTGCTGATAGCAGCATAGCAACTATAGCTAGCATGATAGGTTTCTTCATTCCTTATCCTCCTCAATTATTACAGCTTCAACCATATTATTATCTTCAGCTTGCTCTAAAGCTAGCCTAGCTCTATCTTTAATTCTATCTAAAGTCTCTTCAGAAATATGTCCATGTAGTATTTGACCTTGAACACTTTTGACTCGTGCGGTTTTCGGATTTCTATCTAGTAAGTCTGTGCAGATTTTAGCCCTTAAGCCATCTGGGCTAGTAGGATCATCTCTTATTTCTTGGAGAGTTCTGAAACTTCTTGGAGCATCTTTTATAATAGCCTGAGCCACGTCTACCGTTTGGGAGTCTCGTGCTACCTCTAAGACCATAAGCTCCTGCTGGAATATACCACTATTCCTAACATCAGAGATATTTTGAGGAGTGCAGTTCATGATCTCTGCAATCTCCTTATTCCCAAAACCTAGCAGGACATACCTCTTCATCTCATGGTGTCTTTGCCAAAGATGCTGTATTTGATATTGTCTTTCTTCTGGAGGTCCTGGAATCTTACCCATTACTAGCTCCTAATGATATACTACAGTCATAGCATCTAACGGCTCGACTAACACATCTCCATCAGATGTCCATACGTAAGTAACATCAGGCATCTGAGCATAACCAAAAGAAGTATATGGAGATATATAAGGAGATATATTATTTTGCACCTCAATCCATCCTTTACCATTGCAGCCGTGACAAGGCTTATTATCTACAACACCTTCAGTATCACAAACCGGACATCTTTCTGCATGAGCCATTATAGTCTCCTTTATAAAGATTATTGGTGTATATCATACTGTATCTATATACAAAATAATACATTTTCTCATAAATGTCAAGTATATTTATGGCAAATTCATTATCCAGTATGCTCAGTTCCTGAACACACTTAACATATTGTTATAAGATTGTTCAGTTCCTGAACGCTCTATGTATACATGGTATGCAATGGAGACATTATAAATATGAGATAAGATGGGAAAACGAGAGAACTCTATACCACAAAGGTCGCTTCCCATAGGGTACGTCATGCCTCTATAGGCACATGTATATACATGCGTGTGCGTGCGTGTGCGTATACGTGTGTATGCGTGTACTCGTGCGTGTATGTACGTGCGTGTTTGTGTTACATTATATAAATCATATATTAAATTTATTTTACATTAATTGAAAATATGTCTTGACAAATGATATACATGTATTATATTGTATGCAACATTAACAATCAACACATGTTCATTGACATATCAATATGATATTACAATGCAAAAACGTGACAATGTGAATGTTGTTGCCGACATTGACAACCGTTCGAGAACATTTAATATAATATTGTAATATAACGGGATTGAATATCATGGTTATTATCTGTCCATATTGTAATATTAAACCATTATACCAATATGGAAGGCAAATAACATGGAAAAAACATTTGATGACCAGATGCTTGATGTAATAAATGATGTTATTAAATTATCACACAAACACAAAGCGTCAGAAATACACATCGTACAAATGCCATACGAAAATTATGATGCTGCTGGTATTATCGACGTAACATTTTCACCCGATACCGATTTTTCACCCGATACCGATAATATTGATACATTTATCAATACAGCATCGACCATTGTATCAACTATTCTCGATGATGATATAATTAATGGACAACGTGTAATATCGTTGGGAATATAACAATTTAATATAGATAGGTAATAACCATGATATAATAATATATAAACATGGTAGGTTATCACCGGCTCATGATAACAATAATCTAATAATTAAACATGATAAGGTGGTAGCTAATGAAAATCAATAAAATTAATAATAACGAATACGAGGTTACATTTATAACTAGACCTCGTGGTGCGACCAATATGGTTGGGGACGATGGTAAGATGGTTGCGGGTATATCATCTACTCATACATTTGACTTCTCCGAGATTAATCCTGACAAGGTTGAAATACCTAATGGTATCATACAACTAGCATTGAGGTCCGTTAAGATAGACGCTCAACAAGACTTTAGGGAATCTTGCGAACCAAAAGACCTTGATGGATTAAAACAAGTATTGGAATCGAATGCAAGGGTCACTGTATCCGCAACCAAAACAAAAACTAAAAAAGAAAGTGATAAGGAAAAACTCATACGGTTGAAGACACAATACCCTAAAATGACCATGGATGAACAAGTTAGTATCGTAATGGATACAATTACCGAGGCGGATTTGTATAATAAGTATAACAAATGAATTAACGGTGATAACCTACTCTTATTTAAACATTAAATCCTTATTCAAACATTAAATTATGAAAGGGTTATATAATGAATGAAGATATGGTTAACTTCAAAGTGTATGAAAAGGCTAAGAATGATGCGGTTAAAGCGCTTCTTAATTACACTACGGCGATTATGTTAAAAGATAATATAGATGCGGTGAAAGCGCTTAAAAAAGCTAAAAAACGGTTGGATATGGCGACCGAAGTATTTAAAGAATATTAATATAAAGGGAGCGTGTAAAAAAAAGCGCTCCTTTTTTATTACATGGATACATATTATATTAGGATAAACTAATAAACCGGATTCCAAAGTCTTAATGGCTTATATAACTTTATATAGCTTTATATAGCTTTATATAATATATGTCTTTATATATAATATATGTAAGACTGCTCATTAAATGAACGTTCTTATATTAATTATAATGGAAGGGTCTATGCTGCTATATGTTTATGTTGTTATATGTTTATGTGCTTATGCAGGGTACGTCAACCCCATCATATTGAATATATCCGTGCAGTGTGCATGGTACGGCAAGGTGGTTGGTGGTGTAGTCTTTAAAAAAAAAAATAAAAAAAGAAAGAAAGAGAGATACTCTAAAGCACTCATATCTACACTAGCATGGATATGGAGCTATACGGATAACATAATATGATTGGATGGTGACGGCTGCATAGAGGCATAAACATATAGAAACATAAACACATAATGACATAGTAGCTATAATAATCCTTGCATCTATAAAATGGTTTCTGTATAT